CGCTTGTGAAACGTATCCGTCAACATAGCCAAATTGCTTGTGTGGCGTTGCCCTATGTGGTGTAGCGTTACTGGCACACCGTCCATGCCTATAGGTGCTGTACCGTTCGCCATGCGTCGCAAGTTCTCAACCGTGGGTTCAAACGTGCTGGGGTTGAAATAGACCTTGCGGTTCAACTCTTCAATGTGAATCGGTGTAAAGTATTTCATGCCTTCATTCTAAACAAACACTATGGCAATTGTGTGACTTGCACACGTTTAACCGATTTTTTGTGCAAGTAAAGCCATGGTTGCACATTTTTAGCGTTTTCTTGTGCAAGACCATATTGCTGGCGTCAACAAAATGGTATTGCCATTTGTTGCATAATTTCTTTGCAATTTTAGCCGTTTTTTAACCATTATTAGGCGTATAACCAGTAAGGGCAATGGTTTATTTCTTTGCACGTTGTTTGCAAAAGGGTCTATATATCTTATTTAAGTTTACTTAAATAAACATTATCATTATCATTTACATTAACATTTACATTAACATTTACATTTACATTAACATTTACATTAACAGTTCGTTTTGTTCAACAAAATGAACATGTGTTCGTTTTGTTCGTGTTTGTTAAATTAAATACTCAACAAACAAATGCTTGTTTAATGTTTTGAATGTATGCTATTATGTTTAAGCAACGTGCGGATCATCATTTTTTAATACATTTTTTTCAACAAGGCTTCAAGCCTTCACCCCCTTCAATGATGATTTAGCCGTTGCACGCTTTCAGTTTTGAGGGGGTGTTTTTATTTCAAGGAACGCTTTATGAAGCAAAGATCCTCTTTTGTTTTCTATTATGATTGGTTAGATTTATTAAATGATGAGTCTTTTGAAAACAAAGGCAGATTGATTGATGCTGTTTCTAAACTTCACTTAACTGGTGAAGATGTAACAGATGAAATGCCTGACGGCGTTAAAATGCTTTTTAAACAAATGAAAAAACAATTTGAAAGAGACGCTGAAAAATATCAAGCCGTTATTGAAAAACGTCGTAATGCTGGCATAAAAAGTGGCATTGCACGTCAAGAAAAAACAATTAAACCTGTTAGTAAAGAAGTGCCAAAAGTGCCAAAAGAAAAAACAACATCTTTTTTTGATGATTTTTATAGTTTATATCCAAAAAAACAAGGTAAGGAACAAGCAATTAAAGCATATCAAAAAGCCCTTAAAAAAACCACGCATGAAGTAATTATCGCTGGTGTTAAAAATTATAAAGCTCAAATAGCCAGTAAGAATACTGAAATGCAGTACATTAAACAACCTGCTACATGGTTAAATGCTGGGTGCTGGGATGATGACTACACTATAGAAACCAAACAAAACTTAGCAGATATAAACGCTATGTGGGCGAATGAACCTAAGGGAGTTAGTTATGGATTTTAATTTAGAAAGTCTTGCCTTGGATGTAAAAAAATATCACTATCAAAATGCGATTACAGAATTAGAAATTGGTGAGCGCTTTAATAATTGTTTTTTTGGTGCAAGCGGAGAGATCCTTACAGAATGTCAGATAAAAGCTAAAGAATGGGCTTTTCAGTTTAAAGAAGGTAACAAAGAAAAGCCTTTTTTGTTAATGGTGGGAACTTGCGGAGCTGGTAAAACGTGGGCTGGCATATCCGCACTGTTGCACTTAGCGGTTACTTTTCGTGGCTGGGGTGGAGATAAGCCCGACAATTGGCAAAGTCAAGCTTTTGGCAGGTTTCACACACACTATCAACTTGCAGAATCTGTTTTTAGAAATGATTATGCAGAAGAAAACAGACGTAAAATGTTAGAAACTCGTGTTTTAATGCTCGATGATTTAAGGGCAGAGGGGACAGGCAGAGTAAGTGAATCCTTACTTGCATGGATGGATGAACTTATTAACTATAGGTATAACCATAATTTAGCAACTATTGTAACAAGCAACACAACAACCGAACAATTTAGAGCAACTTATGGTGAAAAAATTGTTGACCGAATCCAACACGCAGGCATTGTTTTAAAAGTTAATTCTGAAAGTTTAAGAAAGGTGAAAGCTAATGCCTAAGAAAGAAGCACCCACTCAAGAAGTCGTACATTCAAATAAAAACCTTGTGTCCACTTCAAACGGAACTTTGCAAGTGGTCAGTGTGAATCACGGCACGTTTAAAAAACTTGCTGGCAAGGCTTCTAGCGTGTCCGAGGTGGGGCGTGTTGCCAACTATGTGAGTGCTTGCTTCAAGAAGAAAAACTACACGCCTAAGTGTGCTAAGTGTGAAGACGTGGGTCACTTTACTGTAGTCGGTCAAACCCCGAATGGTGAATATACCTTTGGTGTGCCTTGTGAGTGTAGCCCTATTGCTGAAACCGTCATGCACAGTGGGGAATATGAGAAGATGACGAGAACTGTTTTAAGCAATAAATAAAAGGAGACCGTATGATGTTTGTTTACGTCAAAAGAGCTGATAATCAAAACCTTGGAAAATGGATTAACACTGACTTTATTGAGCAAATAGGACACATTTATGCAAAAGAAAGTAAATGTGGGGAAGCTCAATTGGGTATGTGTGTACATGGAGAAAGTTTTTTTATTGAACAAAAATTATACGATCAAATTATAAAAGGCATGGGACTAAAAGCACCTTGCGATCCCTCCCCACCGGTGGGTGAACCATTGCGGGAGATTGTAGGCGAGGCGTTGGAAAACACGAAAGGACGGAATGCTTAATGCTTTACATATTTGACATTGACGGCGTGTTGGCAAGCGTAACGCACTTTCTTTACCTTATTACTGGAGAAAATAAGGATTTTGACGCTTACTATGCCCGCATAGGGGAAGCGTTGCCTATACAGGAAGGCTTGCGTATTGCAGATGCTTTACTGTTTACGCTTTATGAAGACGGTGTGCGAGATAAGTTTCACTTTGTTACTGGGCGTAGTGAACGTAGCCGTGGTACAACAGAAGATTGGCTTCTTGACAACTTGAATTGGTTAGGTTTCGACCTCCACATGAGAAGCAACACAGATCGTCGCCCAGCCCACGAAGTCAAGCATGACATTATTCAACGCATCAGTAAAGAAACTGGCGTACCGTTCAGTGAAATGACTGTGTTTGAAGACGATCCGCAATGTGCGAAAATGTATGAGTCACTCGGCTGTTATGTGTGCCACGTTCGGCACGAAAAAGCCAAAAGTTAAGGAGATTACACCATGTATTTAAACGATTTAGAGGTTATTTCAAAAGCACAAAACAACAAGCTTTTAGTTTGTGGGGCTGAAATTAAGTGTGTCTTACAACACAAAAAAACAGGCACACTTTCGCTTGAAATTGAAGATGCCTCAAGTTTTAGTATTGATGAGAAAGAATACACCGTTTTGTGGGAGGCGTAACCGTGTTATTTAATTCTTTGCCACTTGAGCAATATATGACACTTGGGCAGTTTATCAAAAAGCATCGTCTAAAAAAGAGTATAAGCCTTCGTAAGTTTGCTCAAGCGGTGGGGATTTCCCCCACAATGATGTGTAAAATTGAGCATGACGAAAAAGGATTTAAAGCAGGTGAGCAGACTTTACTCAAAATTGCCGATTTGTTAGATGTAAATAGTGATGACCTATTGGCAATGTGTGGGAAAATACCAAGTGATGTTAAAGAAGTTTTTTTTCTTGAGCCTCAAGGCTGGGCTAAATTGCTAAGATTTTTTAAATCGGATCAATTAACCCCTCATCAAAAAACTGTTTTATTTTTACACTTATTAAGTCAGGTAGAAGATTTATTTGAAGCAATGGAGATTAAAAATGACTAATCGAGCTGAAAGACCAATAACCATAAGCTTTATAGAAGGCTCATCTTGCACGTTTGACAGCAACGACTTTGTGGAGTTCGACATATTGACGCACGATTTACCTATGGGTGAGATTGTGTTTATAGGCAACCCATTTACAGACGCAGGCTTAACAGAACTAGGGCGGTGCGTGTACGACTACTGCGATCACGGCTTGTATGTGTACCAAGAACTCGCCAATATGCTTTATGAAGCACAGCATCCGTGGTTGGATTATGAGGATGCGGTGGAGAAAAAAGCGTTTGACGAAAAGAAAGAATACTTGTGCTTAGTTGAAGATGTTGACCCTAGCACGTTTGAAGGCAAGGGCGTGTTTTCACACTGGCTACATTTTGGCAACTATTTAGAAGAAGACTATGAGTGGCACGGTATTAGAGCAATCAAGCCGATTGACAAGTTTGACTTCTACCATTTCAACCAAGTGAAAGTATGGCAACCGCCCCAATAACAAAAAATATCCCCTAGTTTTTAGGCTAGGGGATACCCCGATTTAAAGAAAGGAGGGTGTATGAGTCCCTATCGCTACTTTAGCACACGTTTTTACATTGTGCAAGTAGGCGTTAAAAAAGCCCTAGAGTTTCCAACTAGGGCGCCAGACCGACAAGGTAAGGTGGTACACTTATTTTAGCAGATTTTATAGAACATTGCAAACATTTAAAACAGACCAACGCCCCCAAAGGAGCGTCTATCCGAACTTTTTTAACACTTGGTAAATAAGCCTCATTTTTATTATAGCACACACCGAGTTTAATTTCCCAATTTTCTAACATTGCTTAATAGATTAAAGTATTCTGCAAAGCTCATAGGCACACGGTCACGTCTTAACGCATCCTTCACATAACCCAAATAAGCGTTTTTAAAATATCTTTTTTTGTACCATGTTCTAAAAGCTTTAAGCATTACATCACCTCAAATAAAGCATCCATAGCCCATTTCGGGGCTTGAAATGGTGTATCCGCAACAAACTGAATCACCGTGTATTCCGTGTCAATATCCGCCCATACTTTACGCCCTTGTGAAGATACCGCCCTCGCATCGTTTGCGTTTAAATGTGGATAAATAGAATCGAGCGTTGGTTTTACAGGGTTGTCGGAATCCATAAAGTTTAGACTCATCTCTTGGTACTTGCTGGATTTAGTACACACGGATTTAGAAAAAACCACGATCTCAACGCTATGAGGTTTTTTAACTAAATCAGACAAGCTTTTTCTCTTATAAGCAGGCATACTCAAAATGTACTCTTCAACACGACGCTTAAAAGCCACATATTTAGGCGTGTTATACCGTCGTCCGTTGTAAGTGCTTTTCTGCGTGTGATTGGCACTAGGTGGAATGAAAGGCAACACTAACTGAATCATTGCATTACTCCCTTTAAAAAACGCACCCAATCGCTAAACAGGGTGCGTCCAACTCTTTTAATGTTTAGCTGGTAATAGTATAACACACTTTTTATTTTAAATGCTATTGTAAAGTTTTGTAAAATACTCTATTTTGTGGATTGTTTTTTGTGTAATTGTGTTGTATATTAAAAAAGTCAAAGGAGTAAACCAAATGTATTTAACCCCCGAACAAAGGCTTGCTTTAGAAAGTGTGATTGCCACGCTTGAAGAAGTGACCGAAAGTTTATCACAATTGTCTAGTATGCAAGAACAGTTATTAGGAGGATTCAATGAAAATAGCAACGTATTTTACTAAAAAAGAAGAGGAGTTTGTCAACGATTATGTGTTTCAGTATCGTGGGCGAAGCTTCAAAGGTTGGGTAGCCACAAAACTTGCCACATGGTTACAAGGCGATGACTTTGAACAGTTAAAACTAGAAGATTTGCGTTTCATGGATGAATCCAGTAACGTGATTCGTGCAAACCAAGAAGAATACGTCACCAAGTATGCCGATATTTCACCCGAAGAACACAAGCTTTTTGTTGAAAAAGTAAAAGCCTTAAAGCAAGGCACTTTTCGCGAGTATAAAATCAGCTTGTTTCTTATACTGCGTTCCTTAATTTTAAAGGAGGTCGGCTATAAAGAGACTTAGAAGGCAAACTAAAGGTGTTGTATTTTACAGGTGTTTGTCAGTCGACGACATGAAAATGGGTTGCACAACGGATCATACGGGCTTCATAAGGATTTTCCTTAAATCCCCTTATAAAGTGCGGGCGTATGCGTGGTAGGGCATAAGTTTAATTTGTATCAAAAATGTAAAAGTGAAGGGCTTTTACTGACAACATCTTTAATTTGTATTCAAAGGAGATAAAAATGGATGAAAACGAAGCGAGCTACTGGTTTAGTGGCGGTGTTATTGAAGAGCTAGATTCTATTATTGAGTCTTGTGAGAAAACGATTGAACGATTAAGTAACGAAAACGATATTTCAGAAAGGGATTTACGAGGATGTCATTTATAGAAGATGAACGCCCACAAGTTAATGAAGTTTATGCCAAGTTGATTAAAGCAAAAGCACAATTTGGCAAAGCGATTAAAAACGCTAAGAATCCGCACTTTAAAAACAATTATGCGGATCTACAAAGTGTTTTAGATGCCGTCACAGATGCTTTGCTTGCGAACGACTTGGTTGTAAGTCAAACAGGTGAACGTAGCGGTGAGCTGTTCGTTATACGGACGCTAGTTTTCGACTCAAACGGCGATAGTATTGACTTTGGCATTATGCCTGTAAAGACGATTAAAGACGACGCACAGGCGTTTGGTAGCGGTTTAACATACGCCCGACGTTATGCCCTTATGTCTGCCTTTGGACTTGCTCCTGAAGACGACGACGGTCAACTAGCGTCTATTGCTTCACCAGTCGATGCCTTGCGTCAACAGGTTATAAAGCTGGGCAAGGAATGTATCGCTCTAGGTATTACACCTGCTGAAGTACAGGGAGCTTTAAAAGGTGTTGAAGCTAAAAACCTAACGGAGCATCAAGCACATCAAGGTATTGATTCGCTGACTAAAATTATTGAATTAACAAAGAAAGGCAAAGCATAATGGAAAATCAAATTATTGTAAAAGGGCGTGTTTGTAACTTAAAGCCAAGCGAAGGAGACAAACCACAAGAGTTTGGACTTATTCTTTCCACTGGTAGAATTAAAAAAACTGGTGAATGGGCTAAAGGTATCATATACAATGTTACCGATTGGAATAACTTTACTTTAGAAAACAAGCAAACCGTTATTGTTGAAGGTTATTTTCAGTCCTACTTGGCGAAAGACGGCACAGAAAAACACCAATTAAACGCTAAGCGAATTGAGCTTGTTGGTGGTAATGCAACGCCCAAGCAAGCACCGCAAAGCGTACAAGACGCTTACGGCGACCTTCCTTTCTAGCTGTCACACTTGTGGGGGTGTATTCCCACCCCCTGTTTTTTTAAGGAGTAAATTAAGTGCCATTAACAGACTTATTTGCCAAGTGGGAACAAGCAAAACGCCAGTGGGTTAGAACTGCTGACGACCTAGCACTTTCCATGCAAGAACACGCTGAAAGCAAGCGGTGGCTTGCAGAAGTTGAAGCCGACATCATGCTTGCGATGACGGAACAAGACATCCCTAACGCACAATTTAAAGACATCGTTTTTAAGCGTGGCAATAAAGAAGTTAAAGTTGTGGATGAACCCCTAGCTCGCTTGCTGATTGCAGAACGTGGCATCCAAGACGCATTTATGAAAATCACACAAAAAGAACTAAAGGCTCAAGGGCTTGATCGTGAATGTATTTCGGTTGAATTGCACCCAAGTTTAAAAGTGGAACTTGCCGAATAAAATATCCTCCAAATGGAGGATGTCCGCAAACAAACCGTTATATATAATACTTATATGAGCCTAAGTAAGGCATAAAAAAAAGGAGAAAAAGTATGTTAATTGGAAACTTTAGAGTTGAAGTTACTGAAAAAGAAAATCTTGAAAGCATTGTGGATCAACTTGAAAACTATCTTTTTGATTTAAGAAAAGCCAAGTTTCCTGAAAACTTCCCCAATTCTGCTAATGTTAGTTTTTATTTAGAAGAAGAATAAGGAGTTAAGCGAATGACATTTGATATTGAGCAAATCAGAGGAACACATCTTGAATCTGTATTAAAAATGTTTCACAATTATTGTGTGTTACAAGGTAAACCATTAACAGAAGTGCTTGAATTGGAAGAGACTAAATTACTTATCGAAAAAGTGGGCGTAAAAAAAACAACCTTTAGAGGCTGTGTATATTTTATTGCAAGATTGGCAAACATGGAAACAAGTATAGGCGTTTCTCGTTTTTCTAAAGCAAAGAAATACACAAAAGACATTAAAGAAAAATACAAAGAGCTTATGTTGAGTGGTATGAAAACGGGATCAGCAATAGCTACTTTAATGCTTGAATATCAGGCTTGTTATAGCACTATTAAAAATTGCTTAAAAAGGGAAGAAAAGGAGTTAAGCGAATGACTAAAAACACACACCGAGTGTTACTACTGCTTTTTGCATACGCTTTGTGGGCGTTTCCATTATCCGCACCTTTCGGCTTGTATGCCCTTATGCTTGGTAAAAAAAACATTGCTAAAAATATGACGACAATTACTTTGCTATGCCCAGTTCTTTTGATTGTATCCTTACCCTTTGCTGGTGAAGCTGGCTCAAATGGTGGGCTTGCCACTTTCGGCATTATCGCTAACGGCTTGCTGATCCTTTGCAACTTGTTTCTTTGGGCTAGCCATGCTTTTTATATACCCAGCTGGGTCGATCAAGAACTTGAAAAAGAAGGAGTGCCGAAAGATGAGTAACGAACAGTTGTCTCGATTATTTCTTATGCTTTGCATAGTCGTTGTTATTGCATTTTTTTGGTTTTTTTACACCATGTATCAATTAGAACATCAATCAATGATGAGGCTGAAAGCAGAATATGAAAATGCTTTAGTATTATACAAAACAAGATTAGAGGAGTGTCGAAATGACTAACGAAATGATGAGACCGTGTACCTTATGGGGTCAGACGTTTGATGCTTGTGATGTAAAAGCCGTTTAAACAAAAGGAGATGAACTAATGAATTACGATCAACTTATGGGATTTTTAGCGGGAAACGCTACAATGCTTGGTGTAGTGTCTGTTGTTTTTACCTTAAACCATGTTAAAAACGTTTTATTTAAAAATCCTGAACCCAAAACGCAACCTTTGCCAGCAAACATTGCTAAGCCTGACATTATGGTCGTGGCGCAATTATACGCAGACGGTTCGGCTACGATTGATGCTAAGGACTATATGGGTACACCATACCCCACCAGTATGCAAGAATACGCTACACACACAACGCTGAACGCTTTAAACTTCTTTTTTGATACAAGTACACCCGAAGTGGAAAAAGAAGCCGTGAGAGAAGCCACAACCGTGTTAGAACCTGTTGCGGTGGATGTTGAACGTGAAGAAGCGTTGGACGCTATTCTACCCATGTTAGACGGTAACGATCAATTTGGGAACTTAGCAAAAGCAATTAACAAAGGGAAAAAAGGCGATGCTAAATAAAAGGAGTAGGTTGTGACCAGCGAACAACAAAAACTAGAAAAAAAACTATTAGAAAAGCTAAAGCAAGAAGAAATAGCGTTTAATTATTTACAAGAAGTTCAAAAGGAAAGGTGGGAATTAGAACAAAAAATAAAATCATTAAAAGCTGTCCATATTTCAGAACACGCCTTGATCCGCTATTTTGAGCGTGTTTATAAAGTACCCGTTGCGGAAATTAGAAATGAAATAAGGCAGAAGCTTATTGATTTGCCCTTATGGGTCAAGCAATCTAAGAATATAACGTATTTGCATAATGGATTAAATCTTGTTGTAAAAAATGGTACAGTCGTTACAATTTTAGATTCAGTGGAATAAAAAGGAAAAGGAGCCAATGCTAAAACACCCTAACTTGCAGGAAATTGGAGATGTCTATAATATCGCCGAAGCCCAGCACTTTATTAAACGAAACTTTAATGTAATCTGCTACTTTCCTATTCCTCGTATCACACATTACATTGCTCGTGAAGCAGGCACAGGCAAGGTATTACCATTTTACATGATTTCGTTTCTAAACAAAGCTAGTGAAAAACGCTTTAAGCTATTTCGCATTGTTGATATTAAACCCGAACTGTTTAAGTTTTAAATATCCTCCATTTGGAGGATGCCAGCAAGCAAACCCCTGTGTATAATGATTTTATAAGCCTAAGTGAGGCTTAAAGAAAGGAAACCCTATGTCCTCAATCGTCCCTCGCGTGTTCAATCCGTTGAACCCCTATAAAGCCCCTAGTCCTAACACACAACGCCGTATTGAAGGCAAACACGGTGAAGAAGCTATTGTTAGCGTCAACATCTCAATCCGTGAAGAAAAAGCTCAAGATGCTAAACAAGCCCTTGAAGAAGCCATTGCTCATTTAGATCGTGACGAATACATCGGAGGTGCGTACTAATGACTGATTCACTAAAGCCAATTAAAAAACCTTTTATAATTGACCAAGCGTCTTTAGCTTTTGCCACACTTTTGGTGGCAACTATATTGCTTGCTATGGTAAGTTACAAATCAGGCGTAAATGACGGTATGGATGAAAGCGAACGTCACTTTAAAAAGGTGCTTAAAAAAATGACGGTTGTTGAAAACAAATGCGTCAACGTCCCCGGCTACGACTGCTACCGTATTAAGGATTTTAACTAATGTTTGATTTTTTAAATAAACAACCTCTTACCTTTAAAATGGGTTTTAATGACGCTAAACGTCACTTTAATGATTTGCTAGATGCAGGCTATTGTAAAAATACCGCCGTGGATAAATTAACCTATTCTTATCACAATGAACCTTCTATGTTCCCCAATGGCAAGAACAAGGCAGACTATTTAGAAGGCTACAGGGAGTTTCTAGCGCTTTCCCTGCAGGCTCGTTTCACATCAGTGGTACCTATTCCCCCAAATACAGATGTTGACCTTGCCTGTGACTTGCTAGAGTTCCTAAACGGCGACGGCGTCACCAAGCCCGCAAGCCCAACAGATGATTCTATTAAATCTTCTTATGGTTATGCAAAGGCTGAAACAGTCTACTTCAATTTGCTTGGTCGTGGGCTTGATATTGAAGAGATTTACGCACATTTTCACCAAAACAGGTATTCATTAACCCAAGCTTTAAGTGTCAACGATTGTTTTGGATTTGGTTATTTTATGAATGAAATAATCATCCCACGTTTGGAACTTGAAGAAGCCCTTAAATTATCTTAGTTTACAGAAAGAAAGGAAACTAAAGTATGAAATACGATATAACCTTTTCAAAAGTGATTTTGAAAGGTGTTAAACTAGAACTTATTGAAAGTGGATCAAGTAGTGAAGACCTTGCCAAAGGAATGGTAGATATACTACAAGGCTTCTTTAATGCACATAAGGACAAGTTTAATTGCGAAAGTATAGAAGTCGTCTACGAAGATAAGTTTAACATTTACGCCAATGTTAAGCCTCATGCGACAAAAGCTTATGCGTCTTATGCTACTTATAAATCATGTGATGACTACTTAATGGGTGTCCTTATCCGACTTGATAACGGCGTGGATATTAACCTCTGTGAAAGCTATGTTTTTCAAGAAGCAATCGACATCGCCCAGCAGTACATCAAAGACCACCCCGAATATGAATGGGTAAAAACTTACAAAGATTTGAAGTTAAACGTCTAGTACAGAATAAGAAAGGAAACTAAAGTATGAACAGATTGATTTTAACCATTACCACCATGATTGTATCCGCTTTAATTAGTGGTTACGGCGTATACAACCTTAACGCTATGGGTTTTATGACTCCACCCACGCCATTGAATGCCCAAACCATTGAATGCCAAGCAAAGGGACGGCAAAATGCTATGTACCCTGATGTATACGAACTTTTACGAACACAAGGCGGTTGTGAAATGCTTTCTCCTTACCGTGAAGCGTACCCTAGCAAGCCTCCAGTGCCTTTAAAACTTACTACGGAGGCTTCGACACCCAAGGGAAAGTCCTAAGCCCACGGAAGGGCATTAAACTAGGCACAAGCAAAGCACATCGCTTGTTTGCTTCGCAGAACTTTAGTCCACGTTTAACAAATCACATCATTACTGTTTCAAAACAAAAAAAAGTTGATCCGATTTTGGTTTATGCAGTAATGAAGCAAGAAAGTGGCTTTCGCCTAAAAGCAGGGAGCCACGCAGGAGCCAAAGGCTTAATGCAAGTTATGCCATTTCATTTTCCACATTGTGGTGTTTCTAACGGCTTTAATGCCTATCAAAACACCACTTGCGGAATAGGTATTTTAGCGGATGCGTTAAACGATGCTCACGGCAATGTTAAAATTGCACTTTCCCTATACAATAGCGGAAAGAAAAATGGATATTTGCGATTTAATGAAACTAAAAACTATGTGCGTAACATTACAGCACATTACAACAAGCTGAAAGGAGCTTAACGGATGAACTCATCTATACATGCAGTCGCATTGATTCTATTGGTGCTAGTGCATTATTACCCACCGAAGATATACCCCTATTACATAACGGTATTTTTGATTTCTATCAATTTAGTATTTTGGTTTATGTTGCTAAAAGAAGCGATAGGAGCATAACCATGGCACTGTTTCTTGAATCTGTTAAACCGTTTTGTGCGTACTTTGTTTTATACTTCCTATGCCCAACTATAGCATTATTGGCTATTATGGTGTGTATGCCTAAAACAGTGCGTGTGTTTTTAAATGTTATTAAGAAAGAAGGAGAAACACGATGACTGAACTAATGAAACAGCTCCAAGCGTGGGCGGATGAGGGGCTTTACGATTGGGATAATCCAACATTAGACGAAGGTTTTAAATGGATGCAAATGGGAAGCTCTGATATTCGGGATTTTCAACCTTTTGAAGCTTTTCGTTTTGTGGATAGTTGGGAGCCTTTTGTTCAGTGTGTCCTCGACGGCACAATCCAAGTGTGGCGACCTGTGGAGCATTATCCACCGCCTGAAAATGCAGAAGTGCTTGCTTTGTTTTTAGTAAGCGAAAATGCAGGCTATGAGCATGGTATTGTTGAAACAAATGTTGAAAAAGGTTTTACCCACTGGCAACCCTTGCCACAACCACCGCAGGAGGGAGCCATGCTTGAACTTGAACCCATTGTACTTAATGAAAAAAACCATTATATCATGTACACTCTGGTTGAAGACTTTGGAGGGTGCGATCATATTTTTGAAAATGGCGAGCGTCGCATGGTATGGCATAGGCAATCTGCTTTTGACACAAAAGAAGAGGTAATGGCACATTTTGAAGACTATTGTCAAAAATATCCTAATATGTCTTATATTATTGTGACTCCTAAAATCTACTTAGAAGAACCTCATAAAACAATTGTCGCAGGCCTCATAACTGCTCGCACTATCTACTCTGGGGTAGATCAATGGACTAGGTCTGTAAATAAACTGTCAGAAGATTACAATATCATTGCAGAAAGAAGGGTGAAATAATGCAAGAAATAATCACCGAAATACTCAAAAGGCACGGCTTCCCCACGAAGAACGTGGAGGAACTTGTGGCAAGTCTTGAGAAGTGGGACTCACTAGATTCAAACGATTTTATATCCCTTTCGATTATAACAAATAGCAATGAGATTGTAGGATATTTTTTAGAGAGCCTTGTTTTTAGACTTTTTGAACATAAGCCTACATGGGGTAGGGACTGGCGTTACTGCTCACTAGGCTCCGAGCTAGTGGCACGATTGAGAGGCGGTGAGTGATGCCATTTAAAGACAATGAAAAAGCTAAAGCCTACAAGAAGGCGTATCGTGAAAAAAACAAAGAGAAATACAAGTCTTATTACAAAAAGCTAAAAGATAATGGCTATTTTGAGAAATACCAAAAAACTGAAAAACAGAAAGAGTACAGGAAGCTATACTATCAAAAAAACAAAGAAAAACTAATTGCTCAAAATACCGCAAACCGAAAAAGAATTAAGGACGAAGCAACTTACGAAAAAGCTTTAAGTAAAATATACGAGTTAATTCAACTTGAAAGCCTTACTGAAGAACAAGGAAAGATCCTAGATAACCTAGCCTTTGAAGTTGAATCATACGAAGCTAAATTAAAGAAAGGCGGTGAATGATGCCAGTCATTAAAGTTTTTGGCAGTTATAGAAACGTCCCTAACGATTGGGAGTGGGTTCGTGTTGGGTGGAACTTTCTCGGTGAACACGCCGTTAAAATAAAAACCCCTTGGTGGAAACCTGACATTACTTTTGATCAATTAAGCCCTAAAGAAGCTTATGAACTCAGGGATTCAATTTTAGATCAGTTAAATAAAGCACATGACTAATGTTTACAAATAAAGATACCCTTAAAATGGTGGGGCTTATTCTTTTATTGATGCTAGCGATGTTTGCAATCCCTAAGCTTTTATGTAAATTAGTTTGTTTTTGTTAATACGAAAGGTGAATTGTTATGAACTTTAAAGGTTGGTCAACAGGTGAAAATGAAGCAAGGGAGATGTACGAATGCTTATTAAAAAGCGGGATGTCTAAAGAAGATTCTTTGCAAACCGTAAAACACCACTTGCATATAAATCCGATAATTGATGTAAAACATGAATGCACGCCGTTATGTACTTATTTCTGCTTGCACACAGACCCAAGTGTAGGTGTAAAACTTAAAAACCCTCGCTATTTCCGTGGTTGGGATCGTTTTGTGGCGGAAATGGATTTTCAAATAAAATGGGAATCTGAAAAGAAAAGGTTAGCTGACTTAACTTAATACGTCCACTCACGCTCTTTGCCTAAGTCAACGTGTACAAAGTCTGCCCAGCCGTCCTTGTTGTAATCGGCTCTAGCAAGCCCCCCAGTGTGAAACTTGTCTAAACGTGCCATTTGGTTTTTATCAAACGGCACGCCTTTTACTACAAAGTCCACCGCTACACCAGTCAAGTGCATGGACTTAGGCGCTCCACCAATACGCTTGTTATGAGTAGGCACACGCAACCATGAAGTGATGATAATCGGCTTGCCAAAGTAAGTCCGCAATGTCTCCAAGTATTCCGCCATTTTAACGGCATTGTCTAACATGGGTCGTGTTACTTCGTCCCATTCATTCGGGCGAATACCTGTAAACACTTCACCCCATTTAAAGTTTTCGCTAATGTTCTTTTCACACAAAAACTTATACTCATAGGTTTTAATCAATGAAAATGCTGATCCTGCGGTTAGTGGTTTTGGCATATCGTCCTCCTAAAGAAAAGGAGGGCGTGAGGAACCCTCCTAGGTCATGTTTGTCTGCAATTATTTTAGCGTTTTTAAAACGCCTAACAAAGCTTTTAAGGCTACATCATCAATAGGGTTTTGGGTACTTTTTACAATTTCGTCCCCAAACTCTTCAAGCACATAAATCAATACTTTAATTACTGCATTCCAAATCATAATCTAGTCCTCCAATAAGTTTTCTAAACTAACACAATCTTTCGCCCAAAAAGGTACAACTGCTAAAGGTATTTCTTGCACCTCCATTTCTTGCCAAAATACAACGTCAATTCCTTGTAAAAAAGCAATATGGTGTAGTAACATAAATCTACAAAAGGCTTTAAACTTTTTCATCGTTCCCCTTTGTTGTTTTTGGGTTTGTATCCTGTTTTAATGATTTAAAAATACCCTTTAAATAACCAATCTCTTCTTTAAGCGTAAACAAATCTTTCCGCAATAAAACATTTTCTGCTTCGCATTTTTGATTACTTTCTTTTAAGTCTTTTTTTACTTCTGAAAGAAGTTCTTTCATTTCAGCTTTATTGGCTTCGTCCTTGTCGTTTTGGCGCTTCCATAGAATACCAACAACACTACCCATTGCAGTTATAGCCGTTATAAATAAGGTTTGATCAGCAGCCGTCACATGAATCGCCCCCATTAAACATTTCTCCATGTACCAGCATCTTTGACTTTAATGCTAACTGTATCTTTCCAAACACCAGCATCTTTTGTCTTAATGGTAACGGCTTGCTTCCATACGCCAGCATCCTTCACAAACACTTTTGGGGCTGGCGGTGTGCCAGTAGGAGCTAATAAGGGTGTGCGAATGCGTAAGACCATTACTTAATCTCCTATCAAGGGTGGGCGGTTTTTAAATCTATGATTAGCTGGCAGATTTATAGTTACTCCCCATTTCCATGCAAAATATCCTTCAAATAATTGCACAGTTGAACTACTCGCAATAGAGGATAGTATTACAATTTCAGCTATATAACCCGTAAACAATAGAGTATTGTTACCACCTGCACCTATTTGCAATGTAAAAGTCGCGTTTGACAAAGAAGGACTTAATGTGCTTGCGTTGTTTTGAATTGGATTTCCGCCATTTATACTAAGTAATGACCTATTGGTAGCCGTTGCGTTGTTAGGATCAGTAATGCTGGAAATAATAACAGGGGTATTAGCTGGATGTGCAAGGTCTGCTGTTTGATTACTTACCGTTGAAGTTCCTGTTACCCCTCGGGAAACTACAATAGTAGCCCTATCGTTTCTACTAGAAGTAGCTCTATCGTCATAAACTATATAATAACCAATGTTTCCTGTTGCGCCAGCATTATTTCCTAACAAAGCGTAAACTGCATTTGGATTGCTATTGTTTCCAACTTTCCACAAGGCAAAAACACTTGAACCGTTTGTATTGTGCAGAAAATCCCATGTTGACGCTGTACTAATTGAAGTCAAGTATTGTGAACCGCTGTATGAAAGCACGTTCCTACCATTCAAACCATTTAGCGTCAAAGTAGGTTGCGCCGCCCCTGTTCCTTGTGTAAAGTTTCTTTGGTTGCCACTTTTATCTCCCCACTCACTAATGCCTGTTTGAACACTAATTGTTGACAGGTCATTTGCGTCCAGCCACAAAGCGGTTTGTATCATGGCAGGTGTCCAAAGTCGCCCTTGTAATTCTGCTTCATCATATCTATTTACACCGCGTGGCATTAGGTGACATCCTCATTCCAAGGTCTTATATATAATTCATTCCCTGAAGCATTTAAAGTAACACCTGCATTGTTAATTACACTAAATCGCAGAGAATATGGATATAATCTTATCATGTTTAGTGTTGCTACTTTCGCACTTGCTCCAGTTGTAAGTGGTATGGTATACAAATCTCCCCCAATTCTATCTGCTGTATCTGTACCGTCACTAAGGGTAACCCGTAATGTAATAGAACCACCTGTTGTTGGTGTAATACTTCCTAATTTAACTGTAACTACACCATATAAATCACGGTTAGTCGAATTGTCATAAGTAACTACTGTTGATTCAGTTCCATTTGCAAGCGAATTAAGCGTCGTGCCTGCTAAGTTACTTGAACGTGTGCTAGGTGTTGACCATTTTGCTATTGCCATTATGCAATTCCTCCTCGTGCGATTCCAACCGTTCGAGCCGTTACTTCCACATTGTTATATTCCGCCCACGATTGCAGGCGATAGGCTTTTGATGAAATAAACGCACCTTGTTCTTGTGTTAAAAGTCCAGCAGAAACCGCACCGCTTAACATCGTTTCAAATGGTGTTCTAATTTCAGAATCTCTTAAATCAAAGGTATAATCTCTTACGGCTACAGAATCTACAATGTTTCGACACAACGCTTTTTCATTAACGTTTTGACTGTTTTTAGATTTATCAACAATTCCTGACCACACATTAAATGAAATTAACATTCTCATCACATCGGCATTTTTGATAGTCCCATAAGCAGGGGGTAAGTTGGGGTCAGGCTTGTTTAAAATATCTGCCACCTCCCAGTCAGGTAAAGAAGCTAAATCAGGTTGCTGGATGCGTGTTTGTAATGCTGTCATAATGCCCTCCTATGGTGTAAATTGAATCCATACGTCGCCGTTTACTCCGTCCCCAACACTTGGGGCAGAAGTTGACGTAAAAACTGTTATGTTTGATGCTCTATCTAGCGACAAGGCTGTTTTCAGCGTAGCGTTGGGTATAGCCTCTACATTGCCAGTTCCAGCCGTATTGCGTCCCAACACTGTAGCAGTGGCTACTTGTGCTAAGTCCGCAAGTGTTACGGCATTGTTAGCAATCGTCAATACGCCTGTGTTTGAAAGAGTAGCATCGCCCGACATAGCAACTGCCGTCGCCACGTTAGATCCATTACCCACTAATATATTTGCAGAAGTAAGAGTTGTGCCAAGCTTTCCTGCCAAAGCGTCAAATACGGCGTTTTGAGAAGGGGCAATTGTTGTTACGCCGTCTGTTATAGCATCCGCCACTTTGCCGTCTGCATAAGTGTTTGATGTTGTATTCGTCGCATTGTCACCAGTGTTTGTACCGCTTGTATTGGTTAAAACGGTTTGCTGTGCATCTGTGATAAAACGCTTATTGCTTGAATCCGTAATGTTCGCGGTCGTCGTTGTGTCCACGTTCGCAACATTGCTTAATCCTACCGCCGTTTTATCTAACGTGGCAAGGCTTAAATCACCTCTAAAATACTGGCTAATTGTACCTGTTGTAATAGTATTCTGCTTGGCGTTTAAAGCCGTTTGAGTCGCTGTACTTATTGGCTTGTTTAAATCACTTGTATTGTCAACGTTTCCAAGCCCTACCGCTGCTTTATCTAAGGTTTGAAAGGTCTTATCGCCTCTGTAATACTGGCTAGTTGTCCCAGCAGTTATGGTATTCTCTTTCCCATTTAATGCCGTTTGCGTAGCAGTTGAAATAGGTTTATTAGCATCGCTCGTATTGTCAACATTGCCTAAGCCTACACTTGTTTTATCTAAAGCCAAGGGCTTCCATAATCCGTCCGCAAACTTGGCTAGAACATTGCCTGTTACTGCCCCTGTCAACAATACATCGTGCAGTTCTGCAAGTTCTAAGCCGTTGTCCACCTTTACATAAAGTATGCCTGAAGCACCGCCACCTTGCTTTACACAATACCCAAGTACCACACTATGGGCAGGCTGTGTAGGTCTCGTCGTGGTTAATTGTCCAGCAGTCTCACTTAACCATACAATCTGCCCCTCTGCTAATGCTGAAGTGTTTACGCCGTCTAAAAGCCCAACGGCTACCACATAACCGTTCGTATTGTTCGCAATCGCTTCTTGAGTAATTCCTAAAGTTTGTGAAGCCGTGGCTTCAAACGAAGCATCTGCTGGAGCCACCGTCATCACAATGCCTGAACTACCCAACTGATAAACCGCCGTACCCTTCGGTATCGTTGCCCCTGTTTGGTTTCTTACCAGTTTACGCACTACTGTTGCCGTGTCAACCGTAATGCTATCTAGTTTTGTTTTATCCGCTGGCAACATTAAACTTGCATTGGTTGCTGAACCAGCAGGGATCGTCGCATCCGTCCCTGTGTCATTCGTTACAATGCCATTGGTGGGTGAAGCCGTGTAAGCCAAGTTAGTGGCTCCACCACCACCACCGCCACCAGTTGAAACAATGCCACCAGTTAAGACTTCAATTGTTTTGCGGTCTGCTGAAAGCTCTATAATTTTCAACGTGAAGTATCCTTCTCGATTAAGACATCCCCTTTAAATTGCGTATCAACGACACCACTTGAATAAGTAAGTTGTAAATCGTAAACGCCAATTTTGTAATACGTGACTTCTTTGCCATCTTCGATTTCTGTCACTAATGAAGTTGTACCGCTTGCCATTAAGGTGTCAATAGCCCCCCAATCGGCTTGTGGGATTGACAAAGTGATGATATTGTCGGCAATTGTAGTAGTAAATATATAAAGTGGGGAACCTGTGGATGAAAGCGTGGCTCTTACTTGCATCAAAGCCGTCGCCTCTGTTAAGTCTTGAAGCTGGCGTGGCTTAACGCTTTCGTCCCATATTTTTACAGTTCGAATCGCCGTGTCGCCACGGTAAAACTTTAATTTGTGATATGGAACGTTAATAAGATCGCTAGACATTTAAGCCTCCAGTATCGCTAAAACGGCTTGCTTCAAAGCGTCAAGCTGTGCGTCGCCTTGCGTATCAATTCGATTCACTACCACGATAGCAACTCCCACTTGCCCAGCATTTAATGCCGTGGCAATGCTTGCGGATGCTGGCAAGAAATCGGCTTGCGTTTCGTCATCAAGCGTTGAGATAAGGGTGGTAAGTTCACGGAGCTTGTCTAATGGCGTTTGTGGGGGAGTGGCTTCAGTATAGCCGTCGAGGGAATCCGCCTCAACCAGCGTTTCATTATCACCCAGCTCCCAGTCTGCTTCTACCGTGCGAAATCCTGTGTAGGTGGCGTTTTCTTCATTAAAATTAGTGAAGGCGTAAAATGGCATAATGAAATCCTTATAAGTTGATTGTGTAGCCTGTAACGGCTAGGTCAACCCCACTGATTGTGACTTTTGCATCAATACTTTGACTGCTATTAGTGAGGACAGGTAATTCTCTTGACTGTACCGCCCCAGCTAAATCGTAGATGTATTCGTTTGTAGCCCCTGTTGGGCGAAACAAAACAGCACCGCCACCTCTTGCATAACCAAATAACGTGGCTACTGTTGACGGTGGTGGGACAAAAGAAGCAAGTGAAAACGCAGAATAAGTACCGCTTGAAACTAAACCGATTAAAGTCGGACTGCTAGTTAAACCTGCTGTAGCCCCATTTAATTGCGTTGAATAACGTGTATGTGAACTACGTCCCGCCCAAGAAACCATATAAAACGGCAGAATGTTTGCCGAGCCGTCGGTTCTCAACGTCAAAGGCAACTGCACGACCTTTTGTGAGACTGTTGCAATCGTCAAGGTGCTGGCTCCGTTGGTGGTGGAAGCGACGTAACCGCCTGAATAGGCGTAGACGTAGTACCATGTGTTATTAGCAACCGTTAAGCCGTCAGCAAGTCCGTTGGCTCCGTTGGTGGCAAGGTCAAGGTTACGGCTTGCTGAACTCAATAAGATGTTTGCTGTGTTGTCTTGAGTACGAGCGGTTAAGGCTCCGTTGAAGTTGACACGCTTGGGTTGAGCTGAATCGTAGGTGGGAACAGGGACGTTCAGGTAGCCGTTAGGGAGTGCCATTGTGTCTTCACTACCTATTGTCGCCTTAAGCGTCCATAAAGACCCATTGTTTGCCGTGTTTCGCAAGTAAAGCTTTGAATCCGTAATGCTTAAAATCAGCTGGTCAACCACACCACTACCACGGTTAATAACCAAGACGGAGCCATTGCCGTAAGTGTTGTTTGTCGTGCCTGTCGTGATACGGTACAAGCCTGTTTGGTCGACGCTGTTTAAATCGTCACCACTCTTTAAGGGAGCTGTGCCACCTAAACCATAAACCAGCATCAACTCGTTAATATAAGTGGAAAGGTTTTTATTTAAAGGAAACTGCGTGTACCAAGTGGTATTTCCTGCGTCTCTCGTTTTAAAAAAGTTCGTGGTAGTATCCGCCCACCCCATAAAAGCATCTAAATCACTAGGAGCTGTACTTCCTGAATTGTTGGTTTGAATCGCAAGCAACGCATCGTTTATGTCCGACGCATAAGCACTTCCTGATTGTGACGCTGAAACGGTATAATCTGCTTGTGGCATTTAAGACACCTCCGATTTTATTATAATGCTTTTCCGTAGCCTCGTGCTAACCAGTCAACTAAGTGGGTATGACTACCTCCGCTGTGATGCACATAAACATCAAAGGATGAACTTGTAATGTTTGTAATTTCTAAATACTCGTTAGATTCAAAGTTTAATGGCGTAACCTGAATGTTAGGGCGTGCCTTAAATGGTACGCTAAACGTAACGGTGCTAGCACCTACTGGCAAGTTTACGGCATTTGCAGATTCTAAACGGTCGGGCATATCGCAAGTGACGCTTAACGTCGTAACCGTGGGGATTTTAGACTGCAAGAATGAACGCATCACAAGACGGAATCTAAACGCCCTTGCTTCATAGTCCCCTGCATTTAAAGTTGACCATGCTCCAAAAGAAACATTGTCGTTAGATGTTGCTACTTGAAGTTCTAACATTCCCTGCGTGTATTCAATGAAGCCGACATCAAGAACGCTAGACAAAGAAGCGAAATCAACCACATCGGCGATTGTTTCGCTATCCACTGTTGCCATTGTTGGCTCAAGTGATACATCGGGCATGAAAGACACCCATGAAGCGGTATCTCCCATAATAAAGTCTACAAGACCTGTTAATCGTGAAACATAAACATCGCCTAAGTCGATTGAATTATCAAACTCGTAATAAGCGGTATCCGTCACTAAGGGGTCGTCAATAACCAAGCCGTCAGGGATTACAATACACCCTGTTTTTGTGCCTGCAAAGGTCGGATGCTCGTCTATGGTTTCCACGACGTTAATGTTAATATCGGGCGTGGTAAACGTCACACGGCTGGCATCAATGGCACTATAAGCGCCATAAAAGTCTTTTGCTTTAATAAAAAATGTTCCGTCTTGGTAAGGTATCGTTAAACTGGTATTCTGTGTAAATGTCAAAAATGGTGTTAAATCCCAAGCCGTACTTATTTTATTAGGGGTATAGCGTATCTCATAACCGTCTAAATCATTATCTAAAACAGCATCCCATGTAAAGATGAGATCCCCACCGACGATTTTATAATTAAAGTTCTGCACATTCGCAGGCGCCAAGTTATTTTGAGCAAAGTCAATGGTGGCAAGAACGCTCCCCATTGCTCTATTTTCGCTGGCTGTGGCTTGAATGGCATCCACTCGAATATCAAGGAGATTATCCACAATAGCTAAATCATACACAGTGCTTACTGTTTCGCCTGCATAGGTATAATTCTCATCGCTAGGGAGTTTATAATAAACCGCATACCGTGTGATGCGTGGGTCGGGCGATGCCGTCCAAGTGAGCAGTAATCGCTTTACTCTCACACCGTCTAAGTTTTCAAAGAAGCCCACACCTTTTAAATTGCTATGCAAGTAAACTTGTTGTCCGATTAAGGTTGTCGGGGTCTTGCCTGTGACAATACCCTGCTCGATTCGGTCATACTTCGTTCGGTCGTATTCAATGGCGGATATTTCATATTGAAACTTTTCTTGATCCGTTTTTTCTTTTTTTGCTATAACATAAAACTCTCTAGGGGCAAGGTTAGACGCATTAACTCCCCAAACGCTATGTAACGCAGGCGTGTTGTCGTCTAGGTCGGGTTCATCCCCTACACTAACGGTTAATGGAGTATCAAAGCGGATATATTGCACATTGCCATAAGTAACAACGCCATTTTGATTACATGGTTTGATAACACGCTCTCTTAATGAGCCGTCACGCATCATAACGTACATGGTGTAAGTCTGCAAGGCATCAAAAAATACATTGCTGTCTAAACGCATTCCTTCATAGCCTGTTGAGCCTATGTCGTCATAAAAAGTTTTTAAACGCCCACTTTGACGCAAAGTTTGAAAACTAGGGTCGTATATTCCTATAACATCGCCAATAGTAATCTCTGCTCCCTCTAAACCAGTGGTAAAGCCTACTGTTTGATACTGACTCTTTTGAGTATCTAAAAGCCACCTGCCATAACGCCGTGCCTGCCCTTCGGACGTACACCCAATGGAAGCAACGCTGGCTTGTTGATAGCCAAAAAGTTCAATTAAATAAGGGTCTTCAACGGTTACGGTTGCCTGTTGATATAAATCGTCGGGATCATTCCACCGCACTTGTGCCACGCTAGAGGTCGTATCTACCGATGCCGTGGCATAGGTAAAAGTTATACCGTCATTGTTGACTACGTTTGCTTGCGAAAATACCGCAATAGGGTCTTTCGGCATATCCGCCGTTAGAATAATAACGTCATTCGCACTGTAAACCATGCCATGAAAGACGGATGCCACCTTATTAACGATGTCGTAAAAGCTCTCGTTATTCGCAAACCAGTAATTAAAGGTGTACCGTGGCTCCATGGCTTTACGCCCTGCCACAGGAACCAACTCATCGCAGTATTTCGCCACTTCATAAAAGCTGTACTTGTCGATTTGTGATGCACTAATGAAATGCCCCCCCCCATACCGCTGATTCGTGAGGATGTCATATAACACCCAAACAGGGTTATTCGTCCAAGCTGTTTGAAACGTGCCGTCCCAATAGCCCAAAGGTTCATTATAAAGTCGTGTTATCGGGTCATAGGTATTGGGGATTTTAACTTTAACGCCGTCGATTAAATAGCCACGCTTGGGAAGGTTGTTGCCAAATAAAGACGCATCAATTTTTATTCCTGCAATGGCTCTATTCGCATAGGTGAGCTTTGTCTCCACGCCTTCGGCATACGCTGACCAATATAAATCGTTTTGCAAGTAGGGGCTGTTACTGTCTTCTGTTACCCTTGTCACCTTTATATCCCACGGACTCCCCCCATTGTCTTTAGGGAGCAATACCAAGTATTCACGCTCATAGGTTGAAGCGGTACGTCCTGAAATAACAGTTTCTTTATTGACCAGTTCAAAAACTTCGGATACCGTCCACCCACTAGGTGGCGTGATGCGATATTGCCCTTCTGCTAATCCGATGATTTCATCGTCTAGCTTGTACCATAAGCCGTATTGTGATTTTGTGGAGATCCCCCCACTTTCCATTTTAAGGTTTTGGTTAATAAAATTGACCGTACCATTATAGCCTTGTGTGGGGTTATAAACCGTGTACCCTGTTGGTTCAATACTGTAATTTTCCGTAATGTTTGAGCCACTTGGCATAAGTTTATACACTAACGCAGGCGTTTCTACGTTGTCTAAAAAGTACGCTTGGCTAGGATTATCAACACGTTTTGTAAGGACTACCCGAAAGCCTGTAGCCGTGTTAGACGTAAGCCATTGACCGCCTGTTTGATTGATACGTTGCCACGCACGCCCAAACTGTTTATAACCTGTGCCGTTTTCGTTCACCTCGATTTTAAAGGCAACACTTTGCCTTAATACATCGCCATTTGTAGTGTCTTGAAACTGCAACGCAGGCACGGCAATTTTAATACGCACATAATCGGCATCGGGGTTTGTAATCGTACGAATTACAGGGGACGCCTGCAATACCTTAACACCTACATTCACCAAGCTTTCCACACCGCCAAAGCCTTGTATTTCGGTTTGGTCTGCTTCGCCCAGCCGTGATTGAAACTCTACCCCTTGAAAGTTAAAGCTCCCATTCGCATTTTGCAAGGACGTGTCGTTAAAGTAAACACTATTTAAACCGTTGACTAATCCCTTGACTTCACCCTCTGAAATGACTTCAAGGATCCGTGCGACGTTATTCGCCTGTAAATCAATCGGCGACGATACAGGCGTTCTTGATTTTGGCTTGTTTGACCCACCCATTACAACACCTCTTCGGTCGTGATTGATTGGCTAATGACGTTTGACCCACAATAAAAACGCCCATACGTTACAGGCACACCCACGCCTTTACCTAGTCGATTCGTTGCCCCTGTAAACAAGGTACTTTGACGATCCGCTGTATTGTCCCCTTGTTGTAAGTCGCCGATTTTGGGTATGGGTGTAAATAGTGCCACAATGCCCCCTAGAAGCGTTGTAGCACCCCCGATAATCAAACCAACGCCGATACTTGCTAATTGAGCACCCGTCAAGGTTCCTATGCCCCCTGTCATAAACGTGAGAGCAATCCCTGCCGCAATTAGCAACACGCCTGCAATAATTCCGATAAATTTCTTTCCATAAACGCCTTCTACTGGTACAAGGTGAATCGTATCGACGCCATTGGGCAAGCTTACATCAAAGCGTGAATCTTCTGAAAGCAAACGGCTTTTACCGTCATCGGTTAGGCTGAAGCGATACCAGCCACGCTTTAGCATTTGACGTATCCCCTTAAATGTGCGTAAAAGAAAGGAAACCACTTGTTGAGCGGTTTCCGCATTTATCCGCAGGGAATTAGGGGAGAAAGTCTTTAATTTTCCATGTAAAACAATCGTTACAAGCATTTGATGCCCTCCCCTTACATTGTAACCTTTAAAAGCATATGCAGGCGTTCCATACTAGCGTGAACTGGCGTTAAACGGCTTACTCCGTTCATAGGATGATGAAGCATCAAACCGTCGCCCACATAAACGCCTGCGTGTTCACCTTGACGACCTACACGAATCACAATCAAATCACCAATCTCTAAAGGGCTATCGGCTGGTTTAATTGTGCCAAGCCCTTGAAAGTTAAGCGTGTAATAGTAGCCGTTTCTGTCATAAAAGTCTCTAGGGACAATAGGGAACTCATAACCCTTGTTTATTTTAAACCAGTCCATAATGACCGCAAAGCAATCGCCCTTTCCGTCGCTTCCATAATCGCCCCAGCGGTAATGCCTGCCTAGTAAGCTTTCCTTTGTCGGTTGAATCGACGAATGCCAAAATACAGGATTTACCACGTCGTTATGACTGCAATAGTTCATTATCCCTTGTGGCTTGTCGCTTGATGCAAACATCTGCATATCAAGCATGGACGGCACTAATGGCTCATTTGAAGGTATTGGGTGCGTGTGCAAGTAAGCCTCCGCCCCTTCAATCATGGAACCGTCCACGAACTCTTCACTACCTACTTTAACCAAGTGCCATGTACCATTTATTTTAGCAAACAAATGTTCATTCTTTAATTCATCGGCGGATCGTGCCATAAGTTGCATGGTAACGTGTTGACGGTCTGCATCACTAAACATGGTTACGCCTCACTAAAGTTTGGGAACCCATTAAAGGGAACTGCCGTCTTGAAACGTGCTTCACAACCGCCTACTGTCTTACTGCAACGGTCTAGGGCTTGCGTGGTGACTTCGTTAAACTCGTCGAAGTATTGCGTCCCTGCGTAAGGGCAAGGGTTGACATCGGCAATTACAAAGCTTGATGTGTCCGCATCCCACCGCCTATAGATATGGTTACAATAGTTGACCATTTGGTTTTTGGGGAATTGCTGACGGTTTGCCAGCTCCATTGCGGTAATCAGTTCAAACTCAATAGCAACGCTTGTTTGGCTTGTAATTTGGTTAATGTAAAATGTATCGTAATTAACAAACTCATCCGTAATCGTGGGTGTGATGTCGTCTAGTTCATTACGTCTTACACGAATTCTTGTAAACTTACAGTTCTGCAAGCCTCTGTATTCGTTGATGCCACCTACTAGCAACGCCTGCAAGTTTGAAACAACAAACGTAGGGCGTGGAGCCTTTCCACTTTCAATCTCGAAGCCTTGAGCATCAATAGGGAACGCCGTGTAAGTATTGCCGTTGAATACAATGTTTGTACGGTTTTCAAGGCATGAGGGGCTTAGGTAAATAATCCCACCGCCATAAATCGCCGTGTCGATTTGAAATAATGTGACGATTGAACCAAAACTAGGGAGTTGAGCATCAAGCAAGATCAAACACCTCTCTTAGTTTAAAAGTCACGTTCCAAAGATTTGCTTCTGTTGCCGATACTTGAATGGGATCTTGACACACCCATAAACGAGGAGAGGCTTCACTAGAAAGCGTGTAGTAAAAAGATTCATAACCACCCCTTGCGTTAAAAAAACCGACAAGGTTATTTTTTTCAGTCGCATTTAATAACGCACAAGTAAGTGTTACGTTTAGAATCTTAAAGTTTATGCCGTCTGCTACTCTTTGCTCGTAACCATCGCCAAACTTGGCTGTTTGGACACGGTACGATGTTTCTTCAGTGTATCCACTTTGGCTAGGCGTTACTGGCAAGGTGAGTGTTGAAGGCATTTAAGCGAATCCCCTTTGTAGCATTCCACCATGACGGCTTTCCGTTTTTAAAACTTGGCGTACTTTTGTTTCAATCATATCACTAATTTGTTTACCTGCTTCTAACAAACCTTGCTTGTCATCCTTACCACCGCCTTGTGTGTTGACCGTCACGTTGTTAATAACCGTAACGCCACCGCCACCACCGCTAGGCATGGCATCGTTACGCATGATATTTCCTGCCGTGCGTGGTACAAACATTTCACGCCCCGATTCACCCACCATGTAAGGCGTGTTAGCGGATACGGAGCCACCACCTGCACGTCCTGAATAGCCCAACGTACCTACCATAGGGTTATTTGAACCACTAAATAAAACGCTTCCCTGTCCAGTAAATGCCCCACCGCCTGCTTTACTTGCCCCACCTGCGACGCTAGTCACTATGCCTGTGATTAGTTGTAAGGTGTAAACCTTAATCAATTGCACGGCTATTTGCCTAAGCAAGCCCACCATAATGTCCTTGAAAGAAGCTGTCCCATTAACCATGTGTTCAATGGTATTGTCAAACGCTGAACGTAAAGCGTTACGAATCCCCTCGCTTGCTTCTTTCGCACGGTCTGCCATTTGTTGCGTTTGGTTTGTATAATCCTTTAACGCTTGTTCACGGGTTGCTTGTTCTTGTGCCTGTTGCTTTTGTTGTTCTGTGGCGTTGGAATCTTTAAGTAAGTCACGCTTTCTTTGCTCAATATCTAACTCACGCCGTTTAAGTTCAAGGGCTTTTTCACCGCCGACTAAAAACGCTTCTCTCAATTCTTTCGCTTTTTGTTCTTCAATGTTTAAATCTTCTGACGCTTGCTTGAGACTTACACTAAGCTCAAGCTGTTTCTTTTTGGCTTCTGCATCCTGCTCACGTTTAACAATGCTTTGAGCGATCAACTCAAGTTCTTTTTTACCCTTGCCTAAGTAATCGCCCATAAGCTCGTTATAACGCCCTAAGCCTTCATTTTGTTTAAGCTGTGCCTCGTAGGCTTTAATGCCTCCGCTTGCTAAGGCTTGTATGGCTTTGTCCATGCCTTGAACCTGTAGCATGGCTTCACTAGCTTTTTCTTTAATGGACTTCAGCGCTTCGGCGTATTGATCGGCTTGCTGTTGTGCTTCTGACTTTCCACTGCTTGCCTTTCCTTTTCCCTTGCCTGTTTTACTTAAAGGCGTTTCTATTGTGCCTCTAGCATCAGTAGGAATGGGCGTTGCAATGCTTTTGGGTGTATTAAATAATCCATTAAAACCATTCCCAATTTGTTTAAAATCTTGAATTGCACCACCAAATGATGCCTTTCTATCTTTTTTTGCCTGTTGGATCATCCCTTCTACGATACCAGTAGATTGAAACTTAATAGGGCTTATACTGTTAATTGCAGACCCTAGTTTTGCTATAGCTCGTAAACTATTTTCGACAATCGACGCAATAACACCGTTGAAACCACGCCAGACGCCTTGTAATAAATCAAAGACGCCCTTAAATGCAAAAGATACCACTTGCACAAAAGTAATCATGTCTTTTTTACTTGCTTCTACACTTTTAAGAATAGAATCAAAAGAACGCAATAATGAACCGCTTGCATCTGTCGCCTTGTCAATATCGGCAACTAATGACGCAAATGTAATATCCGCCTGCGACTTTAAACGCCCAAACGTCATAGGCATTTTGTCAAAATCTTTGTTGATCTTGTCTGACTGTTTAATTAAAGCATCAAATACATCTTTTGATAAAAGCTTGCCTTCAAGCACCATAAGGCGAAGCTTGCCTACTGATACGCCCATGCCTTCCGCTATTGCCGTAACAAGCTCTTGGGTGTTTTCCTGCATGGAGTTAAACTCTTCAGCACGGACGATGCCACCAGCCATAGCTTGAGCAAACTGCATTTGACTGTTTTTAATGGCTTCACCACTTGCTCCACTTAACACACCTAGTTTGTTAACGGTTTCTGTTAAAATCAATAGTTCTTTATTGGTAGCCCCTATGCTATTTTTTGCGTTGAGTCCACGATTAAAAACTTGAACGGTGGATTCCAAGGCAACGCCGGTTTCGCCTGCAATTTTCTTTAATTCTTTAAAGTTCTGCGTGCCTAGTGCAATACCCTTGCTTGCGTTGATCGTCCGTGCTTCAAGCATCCGCATCTTATCGGCTGTGTCAGCAAGTTGTTTAGCAGTGTTTAATGAAAGATAGCCAATCGCTGCATTTTTCAGCAATCCCATTGCCCCCGAAAATTGCGAGGTTTCTTTTTTTACTTTTTGGGTTGCATTTTCAACCTTTTTAGTTTGTTCAGCGATTTGTTGTAATCGAAGGTTTGTTAAGTTTCCACTTGCAACCAATGCGTCTAGGGCTTTTTTGTAATCGTTTGTTTGTGCCTTTGCCTGCTGAACGCCCTTAGCTTCGACTTCTACTGTGATTTTAGGATTGTCCGCCATCATCATTTTTAGAAGCCTCCTGCATCATTAAACGATCTATCTCCATTATAAGCTTTAACTCATCTCGATTGTAGGCGACCCCCACCATGCGATGCCATGCTTCCAATTCCGTCCACTTCAAAGGGCTTGCGCCACCCATGCCGTAATCCTTACCATGAAAAGCGATGTCATCGTAGATGCTAAACAAGTAACCATGCTTACATTTTGGAGGCACTAGGGCAGGGCTAGAAGGGTCGTTGTGGTGGATTGTTTGCCATACGCTACACTTACCGCCCTTTGGGACTTTCCGCATCTCGCATAGCCACTTGGCGTATTGAGTTATTTCTTCTTTTTGCGTGGATTGGCTTGTTTTTCCTCTTTCACTACTGGAGGGGGAACCGTAAAAAAATTACTTTTTTCCGTGAAGAAACTAACCAATTGCTCGCCAATAAAAGCAGAATCAGGACTTTCTAGCAATGCTTGAAACCCTTCGGCGCTAAACTCGTAATCACCCAACTCTCCACTTTCAAGGATGCCAAAAAATGCCTGTGCAATGCCTTCCGCCGTGTCTAAACTACCGCTACCAATCAAAGAACTAAACTTTTCATAAGAAGCCGAATCAGATCGTGGCTTAAATACGATCTTCACATCTTCAATCAGCTCACCATACACTGGATCAACCGCTTGAAAAACGGCTTGCTTTGCTTTAATATCCCCTAAGCGCATAATGTACTCCCTATACTTTCGTAATTTTCAACGTCGTGGCTTCCGTTGCATCATAAACCGCACTAAATCCTGCCGTTATAATAATTGCCCCTTGACCTGTCACCGTACTATCGGCACTCGTCAATTTAACCTTTGGCATTAAAAACGTGTAAGTATTTGTGCCGTCTGTAATAGCAATACTTAAGTCATCTTCTACTTCATCTCTAAAGTCATTGTCCAATGTGCTACTGGTATAATAAGCTTCAAAAGAACCTGTGACATCAATAAAGCCTTTTGACAATTCTTCTAATAAATTAGAGCCCAACACATAGTTAGACGAAAAATTATTTGCTACAGTCAAAGATGCACTAGATGCCTTTGCCGTTACGCCTTTCCAAGAGACCGTCACTTCATGCCCTGTAAAAGGAGGAGTGTTTGCTGATGCTGTCATTGTTGAGTCAAAAGATGTGCCACTAGAAACGCAATCCTTCGCTATAAAAGAAGCCGTGCCTGTTACGTTAGCATCTAAAGCCATTGTCAATGCAAGCTGATTAACAACTGCACCTTTTACAAGTTTATAGTCCGTATTGTCGTTCATGCGTCCTTCGATGTGATAGGAGCGAATACCTGTACCATGCTTCAACACACCTGTACTAAACGTATTATTCATTACACCCTGTAATAACTCGTCAAAATCAGAATCGGCAAAATCAAACGCAATATCACCAGCAACCGCTATATTGCCGTGTCTTTGATAGTTACGTTGACCTGTTGAACTAAACGAATCGGACGTTAAAAGCGTCTTAGTTGGGTTCAACGCAAAGCTTGTTGCTGGCAATGCAACTAAAGTAGGAACCGCTGGAGCCGTGCCGTAAGTCGTCTCTACTTGAATCCCAATATCAAAACGTGAACCTTGTGCAAATGGCATTGCTTAAACCTCCATTCTTGCCGTGAACGGTATTGTCACTGGCGTGTGTAAAAAATTGTCTTCTAAAATGTTTGTTGACTGATAGCCTACACCTATGATTATATCACCTCCTGTAAAAGTAAGGCGTTCACCCTTTGGAAAGGTATCCAATACCTGTTTCACATAATCATTGCTAGGTTTTGTGCCTGTGTTCATTGCGGTAAAGATGCTTACTTGGTATATCCCACGCACAAAGTTTAAACCGTCATTTCCAAGCGTTGCTGAATCCGCTGTGCCAAAAATCAAACTAGGACGCACCCATATTTCCGTTTCTTGGCTGTCATCATAGATGATGTTAGGGTATTTGATTAAATCAGTCGTGACCACCGTTGCGAGGCGTGTATGTAAGGCAATCTCTAAAGCGTTGTAGTCCATTATTTACCTACTTTCAATCGCTGTTTAGCAAGTTCCCAAAAACGAGAAGCTTCTGCAAGCGTTATGCGAACCATACCTTGAGGAGCCTGCCCTTGTGAGTGGCCATATTCTAAGCGTCCTATGTAAGGAGCATTGTTGGCTAGATACGCTTTCTCTGTAAGTTTAAGTTTACCTAATGGAAATAATGAAGTTGATATAGTCTCGCCCTTTTGGGGCTGGTTTGGATGTGACCCTACACCGCCGATATTCTTCCACCACGACGCCCTAGCAAAGCCTGTGTCAACTGGTGTCCCACTATGCGAAACTACCGTATTGGGGGCATTTTTTCCTACAATAATGCTATTAAACATCATGTCGCACCCTAACGAATAAATGGCTTCTGCGTCTTTTATCGCTATGTCAACGGCTTTATCAAACGCGATGTTAAAGTTCTGATTACGTCCTGCCATACTGCCTCCATAGACAAGGGGGCGTGAATAAACACACCCCTTTATTCTTGCCTTATTCACTGCTAAGCAATTGCGTTGTAGATCAAGTGACCGTATAACGGCTCAATGATCTTAAAGCCTGCCAAGACTTCGGAGATGATTCTATGTTCACCACCACCAGCAACTTCAGGATTAAACGAAGTGCGGGTTACAATAGGGAAAGGAAGCGTGTTGCTACCGTTGCCAATGCGGTACTCTGCACTGCTTAAGCTGGTTACATCAACGTAAGGGCAAACACCCAATCCGCCATAGTTTTGAATCGTGGAACCATTTAACGACAAGTTTTGACCTAAGCAAGCAATTAAAAGCTTTCTTGTGTCAATCCAAGAGTTAGAAGCCGTTGCACGAATACCAGCACCGTTGTAGGAGCCATCCAAAACAAAATAGTTTTGAACACCAAATACACGAGCAAAGTTATTCAAGCCTAAACGGTAAGCTCCCAATTCAGATCCTTGAGACGTTGAAGCCCCAAAACCTGCCAAAGCATCTAACACGTTGACGTTATTGCGAATGATCGCATGAACATCTTTCGTGACGATGATTGTATCAGGAACCGCACCACTGATTTTTTGAACTTCATCCACTTTATCGGTAATTTGTTTAACCAAGTCGGTAGTTGCCGTTGTCCAATCCGTGGGGTCGGTTTTAGAGCCTGAACCGTAGTTATTTGCGTTCATAAACTCGTTAGCAAACCCTTTAATCAACTTAAAGGCTGAACGCTCGGCGGTAATGGTTGCCAAGTTCAACATATGCTCCTGAACGGTAACACTGGTTAATCCACCAACATTAATCCCTTCAACACCAAGCAAACGCTCGGCGTCGTTAAAGGATGCGGTCGTAAAGGCAACCGTTGAAGTGTCACTGATGCGAGCTTCAATCGTTGTTCCGTATGGATTAGAAAGGACATCATTACGGCGTTGTTCATCAAGGTTTGGCTTGATGATCGTTCCAGTCGTCGTAGAAACAGGAACAAAAGGAAGTGTCGAAATCAATTCAAGCGTGTAAGGCATTGCCTGCTTCGCATGAACGTAAGACGCTTCGGTTAGAATAGGAGTGTAGCTAATGTTCGTCATTTCTTATAAGACTCCTTGTTGATTAAACAAAACACGGCTATAACCGCCACTTGTGCCTGCCTCTAAAGCAATACCCACCACTTGGTTAGTGGAAGTTGCCGTAACAAGCTGACCGCTGGCATTGCTCATCAAGTTTACGCCACGAGTAAACGTAGCACCACCTTGACCAAGTGCTTCACCTAGCATAATAACTTCTACAGGGTCGCCATCTGCTAATGTACTTTGCACATTACCGACTAAACCAATAACACGACCACCAGCGGTTGTGTTGAGAACTACCTTACCACTAGAAAAGACTAATGCTTTTCCTACATCGGCAGTTGTAATTGCACCACCAGCCGTAAGAATCTGTCTCACAACTGGAGAAGCACCATATTCATATGCAACCATTAGTTAGCACCTCCACTTAAAGCTTTAAACTTCTTCTTAACATCTTCCATATTTGCAGAAGGCTTGTCTTCGGCATCTTTAGAAGCCTTGGGCATTTTGCCAAGTTTCAAAGCAACCGCACCTTTGACGGATTCAACTTCATCCGCAAGTCCTTTCATCGCAAGCACAATGGCTTCACGATGCTCACCTGCTTGAAGTAAGCCCAATGCGATAGCCGTTTGGGCGTCATCTTCACCACCAAGAAAAGCAATCTCTTTCTTAGCGTTTGACAATGCCAAAGCTTGCTCATGCTTAGCAAGGGTCGCTTTTGCTTCCTCTGCTTGTGCTAAAGCTTGCTTAAGTACCGCTTGAGCGTCACCGTCTAATTGAGACAATGCCAATTCGGTAGTCATCTCAACTTTTGGGGACTCGTAAGCAGAAAGCTTTAATTCTAGCTCCTGCTTTTCACTCGATAGCTGGGTGACTTGCTTTTGCAATTCTTCCAACCGTTTGTTTTGTTCGTCCTGATTCATAGATTCCTCCTTATTCAGAACTAGGGTAACATCACTAAACTGATTCGCAGGAGCGAATACGAGGCTTAGTTCTTGGATGCTCAATTCGGTCACCAGTCGCACGTCCTCAAATGGAGCGTTTGGATCCTTGCTTAAGCGTTTAATTTCTTCTTCACCTGTAAGGATTTTGCTTGTTCCCCCTAGTGAAAGTCCTTTAATGAGTCCACTTTGCACTACTTGCCAAGCGTCGTCATCTTGTACGTCAATTTCAACCGCCCAACCTTCACGGTCGGTTTGCATACCTAGTGCTTGTGCCATTTCGCTCTTGAGTACAAATGACTGTGACACCACCCCACGCTGTGGGTTATTCATGCCTTCGTGGTTGAAATTGACACGCCCGCCCTCAGCCATAAAAGACTTGACGGCGGTGTCTAATACATCTATAGGGATGTGATTGCCTTTTTGGTCAATAACAGGCATCCCATTTTTAGTAGCCACATTCCCCCAACCGTAAACTTTGCGTTTATCGGCGGATAGTTTGGTTTCTAAATCAAGTACAAAATCCATGTTGAAAACCTCCGTTATTACATTAACATTTTTAGAGTCGTTTTTGTTAGCCACTATAGAAAGGCGGATGCCTGCAAAGCATAAATTACAACACAACGGCAGTTTATCGTGTTACCTGCGGATGCTTGGGGGTCGTGGGGGTACATAATTCGCCCCAATGAGCTGATAAACGGCTCGTTAATGGCTCGCCCTTCTTTATTCATGCTAGGCAAGGTTAAATGTGCATCCCTTGTTTTATTGTCACGACGTGGCACCCAATAACGGCGATAATCATTCGCCCCGATACTCCCCTCTTCAATAGCGTTGTCATAAATGTGTTGATTCGCCATGTTCGTCATGCGTAGGGCTTCTGTGCGTGCGATTGTTTCCGCCCGATACTTGAGTTGCTTTTGCCTGTACCGATCCACACGCTTGATGATGTCATCCTCTTTAAGAACTTTCTTTGTAAGGCGTTTATCACGAAGTTTGTAGCTGGTTACGGATTCACCAGCCCTTAGTTTGGCTTCATAGTTCTGTACCGCTTTTACCTGTTGAGGCGTTAATCCGATACTGCCTCTTATTGCCCTTGCACTTTGGAGCGGATTCACCCCCCTTAGTGTTGCCTTAGAAAGCTCAACGCCAATGCCTTGAATCGTGGCTTGTGTTTCATTCGTGATAAGCGTATTCGTCCAGTTGTTTACCACGTTTACAAGGCGCGGGTTTACTTGGTTGAAATACACGCCTGAAACGGTTATATTTTTAGCAATCTGCACGCCTGATGTGGCGTAGTGGTTTGTCATTGCATCTTTAAAGCCTTTAAGCCTCAACTGTACCGCTTCAGGTGTGAACGCCCTTTGTATGGCGTAAACGTCGTTATTCATAACCGCCACCGTTAATGCGTCAAGCGTCATCAAGTCTTTGACCTGCTCAATAGCAAGGAGCCATTCATTCGCTAGGTAGAACTCCTTGCTTTCCGCTATCGCCATAAGTTCCTGACGCTTGGCTTGCAAGCTTGCTTCACTCGGCATCATCTGCCAACTCGTTATCTATAGGGGGCTTGGGTGTGCCTACCATCGGGTTCATCATTAACGCATCCGCTTCTAGTTTCAACCGCTCCTCGGCTTCAGGTTTAGGCAATCCGCCGTATTCAAATAGGTAGTCTTCTTGGCTTTCCGTAAGTACTATACCTGCACCGCTTAGGGCGTTGATAAACGTCGCCATGCCGTCAAGCGTCAAGTCTACGCTGTCGTAAGTCAATTCGGGCAAGTATTCAAACGGCTGTCCATTTAGCACCCAAAGAGGCTTAATAACTTGGTGATTGAACGTGTCGCATAAATGCTGTGCGATGCCTTCGACAAGGAGCTTAAACATAGACGTGGTGTCTTTGCTTAGGGCATAGCTTCCTGAATCCTGCCCTACCATAACAAGGAAGCCAGCCATCAACGCCCTTGCGATGCTGTTCTCTTCACGATTGATTAAGGTGTTCGTGTCAATGAACTTAGATCCTTCGACGCTCATTAAATGCACGTCTTCACGTCTTATATTCGTGGGTTTACCTTCTGCATCCATGTAAGGAGCTGACCCGATAATCAAGCCGTCAACAAGTCCCGATTTGTACCGTATCGCTTGTGCAGATAATCGCTCAACGTCTTTTCTTATCTTCTCTTCTGACCCTGTGTTGTCAAACGTGAAAATCGGCACCCCTTCCAAGTTGACTTGCACTTGACGGTTTTCTTTGGTTAAGTAAAAGCACTTGTTTTTAAAGTGAAAGTAAGCCGATTTAAGCAATGACTCACCATAGGCAGAGTTGTTGTAGTTGCCAATGCCCTTAGCATAAACGCATTGCGATAGTTCAATCGTATCGCTTGTAAGCAATGAATCAAACCCTTCGAGTGTGTACTGGTCTGCAAACTTGGCTGTCAAATACCGTTGAGGGTGAAAACATAAATCGTCCACCTCATAGCCTGTTTCGCCTTTTCGCAAAACCAGCTCAAACAACGAAAAGCCATACAGGAACGTAGACACATAGTTTCTTAGAAAGTCCTTAAAGTCACCACCAGCCCAATCCGTGAACATCTTTTCAGCCATTTCGTGGAAATCATCGCCGTCGTCTTCATCGTTGGATTTAATCTCAAACGTGAGGCTTGTAAGAAGCAACTGCAACACGGTTGAAAAGGCTCTCGTTACCGTGTCGGTTTCTATCATGTCGTAATAACGCTGAATCCATCCCCTTGCATCCGTGGGGTTGTTAATCTGCGTCGTGGCTTCTGTTCCCCATAGCATCCACGCCCCATAAGTTGAAGCGGTTTGAATGTTTTGTGGCGTTGCCTGCGTTTGCTTACGGTACTTCTTATTTTTTGCCATGTTAGAATCCTATGCTTATGCCTTGGACGTCGGACTGTCTACGATTTAGTTTAGCATTTATGAATTGTGTTAAGGCGTCCACCATGTCATCATCCTTGCGATTTGGAAAGGCAATCGCTTGGTCAATTAAAGAATCTGTAAAGGGATTGTCTAAAAACTTAACGCTTCCTTGATTAAGGTAGATTGTAGAGGCTTCTGCCCTTGCTTCCTTACTTTCCTTTGGTGTTATAGCTAGCACGTTGTCAATGCCATGCTGACGCAATACTCTAATGATAGCATCGCCGTTTGCTTTCTTTTCAATTATAAGCGAATGAGGGCGATATTCGTTCATCATTTGCTTAATGCTCGTTAGGGTTGCCAAGAAATCCATTTGTTTGTTGATGCCGTTGACGCAGTACCATTCCCCTTTATACCGTGCGAATACAATAATTGCCACGCAGTCCGATAGCTCCGAATCGCTAAACGTGGCATCCACTGAAAGCAATACTTCGGTTGCCCCGTTGATAATGGCATTAGCGTTTTCGTCCACAATGGGGAACATTTCTTCTTTGAAGATTTCGCCGTCTGCTACACTAGGGCGCTGTTGTAACTGGCTATTGTAGTGCCTTGCCCCTTTTGCTTTTTCCTGTTGCACCCATACCTCGCCAAAACGTTCACCCCATAAAAGCTCCCCTTCCTGCGTGCGTGGGTCTTGAAAGCCTAACGATGATATGGTTTTGACTGGGTGGTTTGGGTCGTACAAGGCAGGGAAGCAAAGCACATCATAATGGCGTGCGTAGGCTTCATCTGCTAGAATACGCCCTGCGATGTCGTCTTCGTGTAGCCGTTGATGAACCAACACTAAAGGGGTCTTCTCGGCTTTAGTTCCCCTTGTGGTGAAGGTGGAATCGTACCAAAAGAAACAGGAATCCCGCTTTACTTGGCTTCGTGCGTCCTGTGCCTCTAGCGGATCGTCGCATAACAGAAAGTCGGCATCCTGCCCTGTACCGCCACTGGTTGTAATGGGAAGGCGACTCCCCCCTTGTTCATTCTGATAATAGCTTGACCCCCACCGTGTAGCATGAGGCTTACACACGTCGCCAAAAAGGCGTTGATACATAGGTGAGGCAATCAAGTTTCTTGCTTTCACGGCGTCCCTTGTTGAGAGATTGTCTTTTGCGGATGCTGAAACAAACCGCCTATATGGTCGCACCGTCCAGTCCCACGCAGGCATGAATACGTTGACGATGATACTTTTTGCGTGCCGTGGGGGTAGAAATATCATCAAGCGGTTACGTTCTAGCCTGCCCTCTGCTAAGGCTTGCAAGTGGTCGCATATCGCTTCAATGTGCCAGTTCTCCACGAACTCCCCTTGTTGAACCACGACGTGCCAAAACGTTTTAACAAAGAAGTAAAGGGAGCCTTTGCATAAACGACGCAAGGCTTCATCATGTGCTAGGCGTAACGCTTGGACGCTTGCCATTTAAGCCTCGCAATAGTTCATTAAGTAATCGTAGAGCTGTTCGACTGTTTCAACCGCCATATATTGATTTTTTCCAATAAATGCTGGGTTAATCCTGCACTGCTCATCATTTATCCACTTATCCAGCTCTTTTAGTTGAATAGGATTAAGTGCCTGCATAAAGAATCTTGAAGCTTCGTTTCCTGAAAGCAAAACATTTACGTTTTCAGTAAAAAATGACTTATCCATTTAAACCCCTATTTTCTGATATGCCAATCCTTCTGCTGGGTTGACCGTGTGAACACTTAACACCTGCTGATTCGTGTATCCGCCGTGTGTGATTAAGTCTTTTGGCTTGATGATGTAATCATCTATAAGCTGAACGATTAAAACCGCTCCACCGCTAGGATTTAAGCCTTTAGTTTCCTTTGTTGAGTTTTGGCGATATGCTTTGCCTGTGTGTATTGTGGTCGTCGAAGTGACCTCTCCAGTCGTAGCATTGCGTGTAGTCGTTGCCACTTGTGACACCGTGCAAGCCGTACCGTATCGTGCAAGCAAAGAGGCGACAGCTTCTTTCATCGTGGCAAGCCCTGCCATGCGTAAGAAGCTTCTGTTACAACCATTGTCATCGTGCTGGATGCGGTCGTAGCGGTTACTCCGTCATAAGTTGGAAGCGTTCCTGATTGGTTCATTTCTGCGAATGAACGTTTTAAGGCTTCGTATTTAGCACCCATATTCCCCCATGTGACACTAAGTCCTTCAACAGCTTCATCCTGTGGCTTGCCTGCTGATTTAGCGATTAACGCCGTGCAAAGCATGGAAAGGGTTTTAGCCATGTCGGAGTTTTGCAAAGCGTAAGAATCCGTAAGTTCTTCATTGCTAAACAAAAAGGGAGCTACGGTGTCCTGCAATAGAAACCGTAGCAAGTCTTTAACGGAGCTTGACGGCGTGCCTGTGTAGCTCATTTCTTTTTACCTTTGGGTTGTGGCTTAGGTGCTTCGACGTTTAAAATGGCTTCTTTTACTTCAACCTGTTCAGCTTCCAACGCTTCAACGTGACTGTACCGCTTAATGATGCCATGTCGTAGTAAGTATGCTCTATTGACGCTGGCAGGCACACGGTCGCCTACTTTGTAATTGTGCCAGTCTTGAGCGAATGTAAACTTCATGTTAAGCCCCTTTACTTAGTGAGTAATACTTTAACGCTTTATTATCATCATAGCATGCCATGATTGTAGTTGTGGGTGCTATTAAGCTGATGCCCTTGTCTTTTAGCTCACCACGAATAAAAGCCCTTTGAAGGGCAGGGGAGGCTTTCCCCTCTTTAATGAGGGCGTGAGGGCGTTCAAGGGTTTCGATATATTCCAGTAATAAATTGATTGTTTCTTTGAAGTAATCTTCGTTTTGACCCACAAATCCGCTAGGCATACAGCAATGATTAACTACTTCGTGAATCCGCTTGATCGTAGGGTTATCAAGCTCCGTGCCTGTCTGCACGCAAAGGCTTAAATGGTTTAAGGAATTAACCAGCCTGCTAAACAGAACATCGTCACGAATCGGCATTATTGACCCTCCAGCTTATCAAGCCCCTTACCTAGTGCGATGATGTTGTCAAAGTCCATGTTTTTGATTTGGTCAACTAGGGCTTCATCAACAGCAAGGGTTGTGTTTTGGTCTACCTGTGCCTGTTGTTTCCAGCCACCTTTTGCATTAAGGAAGAACTGAACGGATTGAGCTACAGTGCGTGGATCTTTTTCAAGCATTTCATCATTAAATAGAAACGCCTGTCTTAAACGGTCTGTAGCCTTGTTAATAAGCACTTCTTTACCTGATGCTAACTCTTTTGCGTAGTGCTTGCGTAGGGTATCTTCACAAACGTCAATAACATTAGCAATCTGCTTGTGTGTAAAGCCATTAAGTATGCCGTTTTCAACATAACGGCGTGACATTTCATTGGGTTCGTGAGGGGGTAAACACTCCCCTTTTTTGGGTGGCTTATGAGGCACAAGAAACCTCCCTATGTTCTGCCGTTACTATACACCTGCATGATGACACATTTAAGTTTTTTCGTCAACATGATTATGTTAAGTTTTGTAAACTATTTGAATGATTCAATAAAAAAAGTATTGACAATTAAGATACAATGCGTTATGATGTATACATAAGGTTAATCAAACGAGACGCCTTAGAGTTACGATTAAAGAAACCGTTTACATTAAAGAAGGAGTTAAAGATTATGCTTGATACTATTAAACTTTATGCCGATTTAAAAAAGCCTTTGTGTGAAAAGCCATTTGAGAAGGTTCTAGCCCCCATTTATAAATGTAATGGGTTCTATAGTATACCCTTTGAGGTTTCTAGCCGTGGCGGGCACGTGGCTAGCCTAGAAACGTATATTTCAGGCGGTTCTAAAACGATTGAAGAAGCCCTTGCGAACATTGAAGCCATAAAAAAGCTTTTTTTTGAAGATTGATTGGAAGCTGTAGTTTACGATTAAAGAAGGAGTCCCCCCTATGAAAAACTACATCCGCCTGTGCGTCCTATCGCTTGTCATGCTTTTATCGCTTATCACAACCTTCGGCGTGCTACTAGGGGAGCAAGTGCAAGTAAGCGAACACCTCGTCAACGTCCCTAGAAACCTCACAATGTTAGCCAAGTAAAAAAGGAGTTTTTAAAAATGTTTGTACCCGTTAATGAGTATATTTATAAAAGTGTAACAGACACGGATGAATTGTGGAAAGTCCTTAAATCGTGTGAATTGCACGCAAATGGCAATGTGCCGTTGACGCATATAGAAACGGACGGAAACGTCGTTCGTTTTACTGAACCCATGACCTGTGAACAAACAATGCACACCATAGAGTCCCACCTTAAAGCACTGCAAGCCGATTATGACCGCTTGGTTACACGAAATAAAGTCCTTGAAAAAAAGGTTCAAACCCTTGAAAGTCGATTGAATACCGAAATGGAAACATCGGCTCGATTTGCTTGTCAACTTACAACCGCTAAAGAACTTCTAAAAATACTGAATGGAAACGATAATGCCTAACAAACCCCTAAAAAAGGAAATACACACCATGAAAAACAAGATCCCCAAACGCACGGCAATTTGGCTCGCCGTTAGTGTCGTTGCCTACTTGCTCGATCCCCCAAACCTATACCTCGTCTTCATAGCGTGGATACTGGAGCCATTTTGGATGAAGTTATTTAATAAAAACAAAGAATAGCTTTCTTTTTTCCCGCATTTTTGTTATTCTAAAAATGCTCATAATTCAGAAACTCACACTCAAACGTAACTCACCCCCTAGCAATAGGGGGCTTTTTTTAATTATGGCGAATATGCCACAATTAACACACGCCACTTTGTACTCACACTTCGTGTTCGCCTCTGTAAGCCTCCAAAAAACAAC